CGGTATTTCATTGAGAACCTGACGATTGTACGCAGTCTACAAAAGTTGGAAATCGTCAAACCAACCCTCGTCCAGAAGTGCCGCTATGCAATGTGGCGTCGCCGGACTGCCCGCCATTAAGCCTAAGAACTCACACAAATGCTCCCTCTTGTTCTGCTTGATCTGCGCGAGACGGAATAACGACTTATTGAAACCCCGGTATCTTATGACCCAACTCCTGTCGCGTGGCCGTTTACACCACCAATGCGAACAGAAATCTGCCACTGGAACCAGCGAAGCGTCGTACGGCATCCAAGAATACCGCTGCAACACCCGTCGTACATCGTCTCTCATCTCGCTCGGCCAGAACAAGATCTCCTCCCGCCAACTAGGATGGAACTGATCAACTTGGGAGCTCTCTTTAATAGGATGACCAAGCGAGGCCATCTTTTCCAAAGCGCATCCGTCATCAATACAATCGTCACCCATTGCACACACTTTGCCAGCGCCTGAGTACACCGCAGCAGCGACCCGAATCCATGAATTACCCGAGGAGGTATTATAAGACCCAGACTTCTGGATGCCATCAAAGCGTTGAGCGACCATGGTGCCGTCGCTGAAAGAAATAACTGACCGACTAAGACAGACCGCTCGAGCGCGAAGGGCCCGAGCATAGGGAGAGTCCTCAGGAACACCAGCTGCAACCGATCGGCGTCTGGCATCGAATAGTAATTCGTCACCGCTCACCGACCAATCCCACCCAGAAACGTCCGTCGATACCAATCGCTCAAACGTGTCTAGGTAGACACCGTTGGCGTCAATCTTAGTCTTACTAAAGCCCATACCTGGCTTGACAGGCAGTCGGTCGAATGAAGCGATCTCGCGGGAATTCTGCTCGGAGCTAAGGACTCGCTCAACAAGCTGATCCACCAGCGAGACCGACATAATCAATCGGTATCGACCATCCTTCAGCTTCGCATCCGAATGGGGCTCGTTCTTGACAAAGACTCTTATGGGATCACACAATCCTTGCTTTACCAGCTCTTCAGCTGGCATGTGATCACACTGCACAACACACAAAGCTTCCAACCTACACCGAACCAGATCCCAAACTAACCCCTGAAATTTCTGCATGACCTCGCTGTTAGTACGTCCAAGCGACACGTACGGTACACCCGGAGATGCATCGCCGTTTATCGCTTCATCGATTCGCAGCGCATCGCGTAAGAGAGTAAATCCCTCATCAGAGTATTGGCCTCGGCACCACTCTGCAAAGAGATCGGCAGTTTGGACAGCGTTGCACGCATGCTGTCCACTCTCGCTTGCAAATTCTTCAAGGAAGGATCTGTATTCGATGGCGGAACATTGGCCACTAAACGATCCGAGACGGGTTTCTCTTCCTGTCCAGAATCGCTCAGCTTGGCCAATGAAGCTTCGCTTTTCTGCTTCTGGCCCGCGCGGCGGCCACGCGAAGCCCGTACGGTCTTGCCACTCGGGACTTCGCTTGGCTTTGCCGAAGGATGGAAAGGTGCATCCGGTTGATCCGCACTCTTCCCACCCTCCGCACCACTGCGCGGGTTCACTGCGCCAGACGTACTCTCCGAGATTCGAGAGTTGTGAGAAGCTCCAGCCGTCTGATCTGGAGCCTTGTCGTTTCCCTGCTTATCGCCTAGAACAGAGATAGAAGCCTCGGACTTGCCAAGCGCGCTGTCCGCAATCCTTGAATCGCGAGCACGCTGAAACTCACGAGAGAGCTGGTTAGCAACACGGTTGCCCATCTCCCACGGACTAAGCTCGGTAGTCTCAAAGTTTCGATCTCCCAATCCCTTCCCCACATTGCTATGAGGAGCGGCGACGCCCTTCCGACCCAGGGTGTGTCTCGCGGACGCTGACTTTGCCTCGAAACCATGCGCGCGCATCAGGTTGCGAGTGGCCTGAGAACCGTCAAAGAACTCGGTCTCAGACTCATCGTCATCCACAAGATCTGCCCAGTACCTCCCTGAGGCCGGAACCCAGTCAGAATCATGCATCGAGTACGCGCCACCAGACCGGCTATAGCGCATGTTCTTTGCATGACCTCCGACGATGACCCGATACTCGTCATAGCTTTCCTCTATCGTATCCAGCCGCCGGAGCGCGCCCTCGCGGTCGCGCGTCTCAGAGACGGACAGGAAAGGCTGTAGCAGGACCGCGCGATTACACTCCACAGCGGCTCCGTAACCGGAGTGGATTGCAAACACTTTACCCTTCGAAAAGAGCGGAGATCCCGACCAACCAGCCTTTGTCGAGGCCCAATGGCGAACGGACAAACCGTCCGCCTTGGCGGGGCCCATTGAACTGGACATCAATGTGCCGTCGAAGCCATAACAAGCAGCAGCGTTATCTTCTGGGGGTCTTCGGTTTACTAAGGCCACCGTTACGCCGAGGTAACTCCAAACATTATCAGGCACCTCTATGCCAATAACGTCAAAGTCATCCTCAGGCGAATAGCACTGAACCGACCACTTTCGATCAACGGGATACGCCTTCCCATTGGCGATCATGTGAGGGTCCGCACTCCTTTGCATCTGTGTTGCTACATGCGCAGCAGTGAACAGACAGGAG